AGCGCACCTCGTGGGCGACGCCGGGATACCGAACAAAGTCATCGAAGACGAGCGGGCTGTCGGAGTCGGCACCACCGAAGAACGTCGCCTCGGTGACGGTTCCCTGCGCTTCGTCGGTCGTGAGGGTGAGCGCGTTTCCGCCGGTCCCGGCCGAGAGCGCGTGGAACGTGATCGTCCCGCCCGACCCGGCGGTGTCGATGGCAGCACGGACGCGCGGATGCGCCGCGCCCGCTGCGGGCATGTAGTCCGCTCCGGCACCAGCAGTGCCGCCGCTGTTGTTGACCGCCTGAACGAGACTCGTCCAAGTGTCGTCAGCGGTGCCGCTCACCTTCACGTCGCCTGCGGCGGCGACGGTGGCGATGAACGTGTAGGTCACACCATCAACGACAACCACCTTCGACGCAGTGGGATCGGTGGCGGTGAAGACGAGGGTGTTGCTCGCAGCCAGATCCGAGCCACGGGGGATGTACCGAGACTTGGGGCCGCCTTTGCCGACAGGGTACAGAGTGCTAGGAAGCATGGCTCCTTGTTCCTCCTTATCCGTTCGCTCAGGCGGCTTCGATGGTGAAGTCGAGGAGAACGTCGATGTGGGTGGCCGTGGCGAGCGCGCTGCCGGCGGACTGCTTCGTCACGGACACGGACGTGTTCGCATCCAGCGCGGTGAAGCTCGCGCCGTCGGCCAGCACGGTAGAGTTCGAGGCACCAGCGCGGAGAACCGCGCTCCGTGTGAGCCCCGCCACCCCGTTGACGATGGGCCGGACGGCGGACCCGGCCCGCGTCCCGAGGATGTCCACGCTGGTCGCCGTGGCGGCGTTGCCGCCGATGGCGATCATCTTGCAGTCCACCAGCCGGTACTTGAAGCCGGGGATCGCGGCCAAGAGAACCTTGCCCGCGTTCACCTCCGCCGCCGTCGCCCGATTGCGGAGTGTGTGCGTCACGCCGGGGATCAGAGGCCCCGCGTCGAAGACCAGCGTCCCGTTGATGTACTTCGGCTTGACCGCGCCCCGTCCGACGGGGTAGCCCTTCGCGTCCATTGCTTGCTCCTTCGCTCGTCGGGATTGCCGATCAGAGCGCGGGAGGAGCATCCCGACGACCTCGCCCCCTCCGCGAAAGTGATGCGGGGAGCCTACATGGCGCGAGCCCCTGTACAATGAACGGGACCGGGAGTGGCACAAACCACCCTCCGGTCCCTCACCAGCGACCCCGAGGAGGTCACATGGCTGACACAGAGCTTACCGCCTTCCAGCCCACGCAGCGAACGAAGTCCTACGCGGACCTCGTCGCTCGCTTCTGGTCGAAAGTCGGCCCTCCAGATGAGAACGGCTGCCGACCGTGGCTCGCAGGCAAGAACGGAATGACGGCTGGCGGTTACGGGTACTTCGCGCTCAGCCACAACCGCCTTACCCGCGCCCACGCCTTCGCTTGGGTGCTGACCTACGGACCGGCCACGCCGGGCGCTGTGTTCCGGCACTCGTGCGACCACCCGTGGTGTTGCGAGCCAACTCACGTCACGCCCGGAACGCAGGCCGAGAACATCGCTGAGAGAGACACCAGAGGACGAACGGCGAAGGGCGACAGGAGCGGACTGCGCGTCCATCCAGAACGCGCAGCCCGGGGAGAGCGGAACGGGAGCGCCACGCTGACCACCGAGAAGGTGATCGCCATCCGCAAGGCGCTCGCGTCGGGAGCCTCCCAACGAAGCATCGCCAACGACTTCAACGTGGTCCAGCCGACAGTCTCCCGCATCAAGCGGAGAGCGAAGGGCGGCTGGGGTTGGCTGGATTGACATCCGTAACCTCACGCTAAGTCGTTGAAAACACTACTCCCCCAAAATCCTGCACGCCAACTCGGGCCGGACGCACTTGACGCCATAGAGTATGTCATAGCTGAAGCGGGTCCGCTTGTGCTGGCGGGAGACCTCCAGCCGGAGCGCGAGCCCGGAGACCGGGTCGATGGCCGACTGGTAGGTGCCGAGCCCCATCGGGTCGGCGGCGGCGAACGGGCGGGACACCAGCGCGAAGGCGTCGCGGTGGAAGTTGAGGTTGACGCGGTAGGTGTCGCTCGCGCCGAGCAGGGTGACGACCTCGGTGGCCGACTTCGCCGAGGCGAGGTTGGGGGAGACGGTGATCGCGGTGGTCGGCCCGGTCCCGGTGACGGCGCTGGCGACGTACTGCTGCTCGTCGCCCGCGAAGGTGACGATGTCGCCCACGAGGATCGAGCCGGTGCCACCGGTCAGGTTGACGACGCCCTGCCCTGCCGCGTTGGTCCCGGTGGTGGTGCCGGTCCCGTTCCACGTTCCGGCGGTGTGGGACGGGATGTTCTGGTCCATGAACCAGAACGCGCCGAGCTTCTCGCCGATGTCGCCGCGCAGGATGCCGGCCTGATCGCCCCGGAAGCTCGCGTCCTGAAACGCGCGCAGGGACATCGCTGCGGCCTTGGCCTTCGCGTTGATCGCGACGTAGCGGTTGTCGGGCGGGGCCAGCTGGTTGTTCAGCTTCTCGTCCGCGTCGAGGAACGGAGCGAGGTCGGTCTGGAACGGGGTGGCGCCCACGGTGCCGACGGCGCTGTAGACCTGCGCGTACAGCGCGAGCAGGTGTCCGTCCACCTTGTTCGCGAGGGACTTCACGGCCTCGGACGCCTGCATGGGGATCGTGCCCCCGATGACTTCCAGCATCTCCTTGTCGTTGAGGAAGAAGGGCGCCTCCCACCACTGGTCGAGGGTGATGCTGACCTTCGTCGGCACCACGCCGGCATCGTCGGGAGCGACGTAGCTGGGGGAGACGGCCTGCGCGGTGATCGCGCTGGGGATGTTGATGTCGATGGTGGACATCTTCTCGCCGGACATGGTCTCGTACGCCCGGTTCACGAAGCGCGGCATCACGGCCATCTGACGGAGAGCCATCAGCCCCTGCGCGAGCAGCTGCTGGACGGCTTGAGTCAGAGTGTTGGTGTTCGCCATTGCGGCCTCCAAGAGAAACGGCTAGTTGCTTGGGGGCCACCGGCCCGCGTCTTGGAGAGCCCTCCGGGCTCACCGCAGCGCAGAGAAAGGCGTCAGGCTACAGCGATGCGTCGGCTCTGTCGATTCTCCTGAATCTCCAAGAGACGATGCTTCCGCCGTGGCACAGCAGCCAGCCTGCATGAGCTACAGACCGGCAATCCGTCGTACACCAGCGCCCAGACCTGCTCTTCGCAGTGGGCGCACAGTCCTTTGTAGAAGGCGACGACCTCGACCCACTCCGCCGTCTGGCGGGCGTTCCAGCGTCGTCGTCTCGACTCCTCGATGGCGAGTTGAAGTCCGGCCCACGCGCCAGCCAGCGCCGAGCGGCTGACGCCGGGGCCAATGGCCCGCACGACCTCCGTCAGAGCGACGGTCAGCGCCTCGGGCACGGCGCGAGCGGGCGAGTTCCACAGCTTGCGCTGGAAGAACTGGAGCCGTCGCTTGGCTTGCCGATCTACGGGATCGGCCCCAGCGACACCAACGTGCGCCTTGGCGACACGCCGGCTGAGTAGGTCGAGGTGGCCCGAACAGAACGGAGTCTGTGCGTTGAGACCGCGAATGCTCAGGCTGGAAAAGTCGAATGGGGCCGGAGAGACGGCGGCGCCGCCGCAGAACAGGTAGCCGCAAGTGGCGCCGCTCGTTGTCACTGCTGAACGATGACCTCTCCGCGAGCGATCGCCTCGATGTTCCGCCCGAACTCCAGCGGATCGTTCTGGATGGTCTTCCTCGGGGGCGGGGGCGTGTTGTCGCTGGCGGCCGCTCCGCCACCACCGGAGCCCTTGAACAGATGGGGCGCGGTCTCGATCAGGCTTTCCGCCCACTCGTCGGGCGTCAGGGGCATCGTCGGGTTCGACGGCGAGTAGACCGGCGTATCGCCGTTCTTCGCGACGATCTGGCCGTCCTCGTACCGGAAAATTTCCAGCCCGCGTGCGACGTAGTCGGGGATCGCCGGCTCCGAGACGCCCAGCGAAAGGCCGAGACTCGTCAGCTCGCTCTCCATCGTCTTCCGGGCGAGCATCGCGGCGGACTTCTGCTCTCGGGCCTCGGCTTCCTTCTCTCGGGCGGTGACCTCGTCCAGACGCTTCTGGAGAGGAGTCACTGCGGCGGAGACTGCGCGCTGCACGACCAGCGTCACATCGTCGGCGCCGGCCACACCGGTCTTCTGGAGATCGGCCACGCGCGCCTTGAGCTTGCCGTACTCCTCCGGGTCCACGCCATCGAACCGCGAGAGCTGCGCCTTCAGGGCCTCCAGCTTGGTCTCGCGCTCTGCGGCGCTGCCCTTCAGGGTGACGTTGTTGTCCCGGAACTCCGCGAGCTTCGCGTTCGCTTCGGCGAGCTGCGTCGAAGGCACCAGACCGGGGACGTCGCCTTCGAGCCGGAGGACGTACTTGCCGTTCTTCTCTTCGTACTCGTCCCGAAACGCCTCGGGAATGCCGTCGAGGTCATCGACCTGCGTCTTCAAAGCCATTGCGCCTCCGTGGGTGTGGCCCTTTACGCCCTTTGGCGTCTAGAGCTTACTCCGGGTCTGGGTCTGAACATCATGATTGACACGGAAACTAGCATCTTCAAATAGATGGCGCAAGCCCAAACGGAGGAACTCGGACGTGGAGAGCCCGCAACGGAGAGAGCCCGTGTAGATTAGGTCGGCCTCGTCCCTCGTCACGCGGAGGTGGAGCGTCTCTGTCAACCGGGACTCCTCGGGCTTGCGCGGGCGACCCACCAATCACCCCGCAGACTGGTCGTCGTCGGACAGGTCGTAGCTGATGCCGTGGTCGCCCTCGATCGGCTTCCGGTGGTCGGCCTTCCACGTCAGGATGGCTCGCGGGATGCCGTCCGGGAACGCCAAGCACGCCTCGATGGTGTACTCCTCATGGCTAAAATGACGGCACGTCGCGCACAGCGGCAGGCGGTCGATGATTTTCACCATTGCCTCACTCCAGCAAGCCGGGGATGGACGGCCCGCCCAGCCGTCGGTAAAGGGACAACACGTCGTCTCCGTAGTCGGTCCCGCGAATGGTGCCGGCGAAGACCTCCGCGACGAATTCGGCGCTGTCGGTGACGGCATAGCGCGACACCTGTCGTGCAATCGCCTGCTCGATCGTGGTCAGTGGATGCACGAGGAGATCGTTAAGCGCGCCCAGCGACGCCTTCGGGTGCAGGGACACGAGCCTCTTCCAGTGCTGTTGGTGACCGAACTCGTGGATCACCACGCCTTCCGCTCCTGCCGCCGACGCCATCCACGGCCTGTCCTTCGCAAGATTGGGGCCGATCATAATGTCGATGCGCCCGCTGCTCCACCCGGCCCGTGACGCGCCCATCGAGCCCCTGAAGGCCCCAAGCTCGGCGTTCGGGCTGGCTTTCAGGTACGAGACCTTGGTGCCGGACACGTCCACCCCAAGGGCCGTCAGCGTCTTCAGGGCCGATTTCAGCCCTTCGTCCGCAATCCCCACCTTCTCGATAGCGTCCGACTTGCCGTACACCCAGCCGGTCGGATTAAACAGAACCTCGTGCTCGATCCCGGCCGCGACGTACTCGGGCACGGGCTCTGGCGGGGGAGGGGGAGGTGCCGGCTTCGGCGGGGGCGGGGCACCAGCGGCGGCGTCCTCGGGGGTCTGCTCCTCAGCGAAGACGATGGTACACCGGCACCTCGGATGCCGGGGCGGCCCCTCGATCGGCCCCTGCGGCGACACGAAGTAGGTCGTCTCGTGCCCCACGGGGATCGGCTTGGTCCGGTTGTGCATCGGCCGGCAGAAGTCACAGAGCCGCTCGTCCGGGGTCGTGATCCAGCGCAAGCGCCCGCCGCTCGGAAGGAAACCGTGCCTAACTGCCTCGGAATACTGGGCTTCCGCCCCTTTTACGAGACTCCACATTGTTTCCGTCCGAGCAATGGTGGTGGCGCGCTCCCTGAGCTTCCGCTTCACGTACTTGCCGAACAGCTTCTCCACCATCCCGAGCGTGTGGCCCATGTCGATGAGCGTCTTCCGGTAGTTCATCGCCGAAACGACCTGAACGTGGTTCAGCCCTTCCATTCCAACGGACTCGTTCGTTGTTGCTCCCGGCTCTCCGATGATTCCCAGCACCATTCGCGCAGCGTCGAGCGGCGGAACCCCGTCACGAATGACCTTCTCGATGAGCGTCCTGATCGCCAGCAGCGCCTCGTCGGTGATGTCGGTGATGAGCTTTCCCGCTGCCGCCTTCGCGAGACGGTACGCACGCTTGTTCTTCGCGTCGAACCCGAAGCTAACGCTGGCGGGCATCCATGATCCTCCTGATGTCCTTCGCCGCGATCTTGCCGCCCCTCATCGCCGCATCCTCAACAATGCGGGCCGACGGCACGAGCGCATCCTGAATCTTTCCCTTCGGGAACAACGCCATGGCACGCTTTACGTCCTTGGCCTGAATCGCCATCATCAGCTCAAAGATGGAGACGGACGCACCAAGCTTGGGCAGCGCCCGCAGAAGGGCACGGACGAGCCGCCGTTCGATCTTGATGCCTTCCGTCTCCAGAGCGGTGCGCTTCATTCGTTAGCCTTTGGGCGGCTTGGGCGGCTTGCCCGGTCCGGGCGGCTTGCCCGGGGCCGGGTCGGCTTCCGGGTCGGCTTCCGGGTCGGGCTCGCCCGAGTCCGCCGGGGGCTGTGCGTTGGGACCAAGACCGAACGCCTCTTGCGCCTCCTTGCCCGCCTCCAGATTGGCCTCGCGGTCGATGTCGATGTCCGACTGCTCCTTCTTGTAGTCCACGCCCTCTCGGGTCCAGCCGCCTTCGCTGAGGATGTTGTAGAAGGTCGGGTAGCTGATCTTCTCGGCCTGAAGTGCCGCAAGCGCCGCCTGCACCTCTCCGGGACTGGCCTTGATCGCGAAGAACTCCTTATTCAGAATGATCTGGGACTTCACCTTCTCCGGCGTCGCCTCCGTGCCCATCCACCAGTCGATCCACTGGAGGGTCTTCGATAGCCCCTGCTCCAGAACAGCGGCGATCGTGCGGAGCGTCGCGTGCTCGCCGCTGTGGCGCATCCCGACGGCGGTCGCTGTCTCGGCGCCGCCCACGTCTTCGAGAAGGCGCGCGCCGAGGGTCGCCATCATCTTCCGCTTCTCCGTGTCGGCGGTGACGAGGGAGCCGAGTCCGGCGCCGGAGAACTCAAGCATCCCAGCACTGCCGCCTTGATCGAGCATCCACGCGACGCCGGAACCGATCGACAGCTTCTCGTTCTCCTCGTCGCCCTGAATGGAGCCCGCGATCCACGGCGTCGGGAGGGCCGTGTAGTGCCGACCGTGCTCAAGGTCGGCCATCGTGCGGTAGTGGCTCAGGTTCACGTCCACCAGATCAATGAGTGGCGGCTTCTCGATGGTGGGCTCGATGGTCGTGGCGGACATGAAGACGAAGGGGAGGAAGCTCAACGGCACCCCCCGCCGCTTGGGCTTGATCGACTCGGACAGCTCGTAGTCTTCCTTTCCGGGCGGCTTCCGCCAGACCTCCTGAACGTACTGGCCCTTGTCGAGACGCAGCACGCGGAACCGCTCCTCTCGCTCCGGCACGAACTCGTCCTTCGGGTCTTCGATCTGGTCCTGCTCGCGCAGCACGATGAGGTGGGTCTGCTGGTCGCCGCCCACGGACCTCGTCCTCCAGCTGTAGATGTCCTCGGCTCGATAGCCGACGACGTAGGGCCGCGACGGGGAGCCCTTCGTTTCCTTCGCCATGTCCACGAGGATTCCCCAGCGACCAGACGCGAGGACGTTGCGGGTCGTGCGGAGCGCGAACATCTCCGCCGTCACGCCAGACAGGGTGATATCGCGAAGGTACTCCTCCGCCGCCTTGGACACTTCCCAGCGTGGGGGCTTCTGGAAGATCGAGCCGGCCAGACCCTCCACGGTCCGGCCCGTCGCGTTGTAGTAGAGGGCTCGGAGCCTGTAGGCGTCGTAGCCTTTCGAGTTTTCTTGATGGCTGTCCAAGGGCGGCAGGTACGCCGGGCCTTCAGCCTTCACGGAATCGCTGCCTTCGTAGCAGTGCCGGCAGCGGCTCCAGATGTCGATGTACGCCGCGTACTCCGGGCTCGGGGTATTAACCGGCATTATCTTCTCCTCCAATCGCGACGGGCCACTTGCTGAATCTCGACCTCGGCGCGGGCCGTCACGGGCTTCGGCTGCGGCAACACCACGGGCTCCGGCTTCGGCTCACTGGCCGGAGACGCATGATCCCAGCCCAGAACTGTCGCGTCGGCGACCTCGGGCCGGACGGGTGTGGCCGGCGTCCACGGGACCGTCTGCATCACGGGCGGCGGCGGATCGCGCCGGTACGTCGGCTGGACGAAGTCCCTGCTGAGGGTGACCGACCCGTCGTGATGGCTCGCCGCACTTCGAGCCTCGACTACTGGCGCAATCGCCGGGCGTGGCGCTGGCGGCGTGGGCGCCGGAGGCGGCGGGGGCGCGAAGTCGTCCCGCCGATCCACCGCTCCGTCATGGTGGCTCGCCGCACTTCGAGCCTCGACTACGGGCGCAATCACCGGGGGAGGCGCTGGCCGGGGCAGCGGAGGAGGTGGCGGCGGAACGTAGTCGCCACGCACGGTCACTCCTCCGTCTTTCGCCCACTCGTCTGGACGCGCTGGGACGACGGGCGCGGGCCGGGGCGGCGCGAGCGGGGGCGGAGGCAGCGGCCGACGCGGCGGAACGTAGTCGCCTCGGGCGCTCACCGCCGAGTCCCGGCCCACGGCGGCGCCCGCCTTTTGCCAGACGTCATGACGAGACGGCTCTGGCGCTGGGCGGCGCACTGGCGCGTGCGCGGGCGGCGAGAAGTCGCCCGTGCTCGCCGTTGTCGTTCTCGCGGGCGTAGCGGACTGCGGCTTCGGAAGACGCCGCTGGTCTTCTGCCGTCCACGGAGCCCGATCCTTCTCTGCCATCTCTCTCCTCCTACCTGACCGGCGACACCAGAACCTCAACGACACCGTGACTGAGCACGGCCTCGATCCCGGCGTCGGTGCGCTTGAGGGAGCACACGTAGCGTCCCCCCGCGAGATTCTCCGTGTCCGTGTCCGCAATGGTCACGATGACCCGTTGCGTGTTCGATGCTCGCACCGAGTCGTAGGCCCCGGTCACCGTGATGCCGCTGCCGCCGGTCTCCTTCGTCACCACGACGGACCCCTGTGCTCGGTAGGGCTGCTTCGAGGTGAGGCTCTTCCGTAGCGTCCACTCCATCGCGAACGCGGCGACGTTCTCCATCGCGACCCCGTCTTCCGCGAAGACCTCGTAGCTTAGCGTCTTGTCTTCTCCTGCGAAGAAGTGGTCCGTCGCTTCAATGCTCGATTCGTAACTCATCATTCCTCCAACTAAGGGCTCGGGCTCGGGCTCGGGCTCGCCGACGGACTGGCCGAAGGCGACGCGCTCGGCGAATAGGACGCGCTCGTCACGGGGGTGGCCCTTCCGAGCATCTGCACGGCGGGCTGGGATTGGCCGACGTGCGCGAGGGTCGGGTCATCGAGCTGTCCGAGCATGCCTGTGGTCGTCTGGACGCGGCCGAGCAGCACCAGCGTCGGGCCGTCGAGCTGCCCAAGCAAGCCGACGGTCGGGCTCAGCTTGCCGAGAAGGTCGATCTCGTCTGGTCGCGGAGGGAACGACGGCGAGGCGCTTGGCGAGACGGATGCCGACGAGCTGACCGATGGGGAGATGCTGGGCGATGCGCTGGGCGAGGCGCTGGGCGAGGCGCTGGGGCTGACCGAAGGGCTGGCGCTGGGGCTGTACGACGCGCTCTCGCTGACGCTCGGACTGACGCTCGGCGAGGCGCTCGGGGAACGCGACGGGCTGATCGAGGCAGAGGGCGAAACGCTTGGGCTCGCGCTGGGACTCGCGCTGGGACTGACCGACGGCGAACCAGAGGGGCTGACCGACGGGCTGATGCTCGGAGACAGGCTTGGCGAGACGCTCGGCGATGCCGATGGCGACACGCTCGCGCTTGGCGACAGCGAGGGCGAGACGGACGGACTGCGGCTCTCGCTGACGCTCGGGCTCGCGCTGGGGCTGACCGAGGGGGACACCGACGGGCTAGCGGACGGACTCGCGCTCGGACTGACGCTCGCCGAGGGCGAAACCGACGGGCTAGCGGACGGACTGACCGAGGGCGAAACGCTCGGCGAGGCGCTGGGGCTGGCAGACGGACTTGCCGAGGGCGAGATCGAAGCCGAAGGTGAGACGCTCGGCGAGGCGCTGGGGCTGACCGAGGGCGAGACGCTCGGGGAGCCAGACGGGGAGATCGAGGCGGACGCGCTGGGACTCGCCGACGGGCTGATCGACGCCGACTCGCTGACGGACGGGCTTGCCGACGGGGACTCGCTCGGGCTGGCGCTCGGGGAACCAGACGGACTCGCCGAGGGCGAAACCGACGCCGACGGGCTCGCGGACGGGGTCGCGGACGGGCTGACCGAGGGCGAGGCGGAGGGCGAACCGCTCGGGGAACCAGACGGGGACTCGCTCGGGCTGACCGAGGGGCTGTAGGACGCGGACTCGCTCGCCGACGGGCTCGCCGAGGGACTCGCGGAAGGGCTGACCGAGGGGCTTGCGCTCGGCGATACCGACGCGCTCGGGCTGACGCTCGGGCTTGCGCTGGGAGAACCAGAGGGCGACAGGGACGCGCTCTCGCTGACCGAGGGCGAGGCGGACGGACTGACGGACGGAGACCCGGACGGAGACCGCGAGGGACTGATCGACGCGCTGGGCGACGCGCTGGGGCTCTCGCTGCCAGCCGACGGGCTCGCGGACGGGCTGACCGACGGCGAACCAGACGGGCTGGCGCTGGGACTGACCGAAGCGGAAGGCGACCTCGACGGGCTGATGCTCGGGCTCGCGGACGGGCTGACCGAGGGGGACAGGCTGGGGCTGGCCGACGGGCTGATCGAGGCGGACGCCGAGACCGATGGCGAACCGGAAGGGCTAGCCGATGGGCTTGCGGACGGGGAAATCGAGGGGGACGCGCTGGGCGAAACGCTCGCCGACGGCGACACCGAGGGCGACAGCGACGGGGACTCGCTCGGGCTGACCGACGGACTCGCGGATGGGGAGGCGCTCGGGCTGGCGCTCTCCGAGGGCGACACGCTCGGGCTTGCGGAAGGAGACCCGCTCGGGGAGACCGAGGGGCTTGCGCTGGGCGAACCAGACGGGCTGATCGAAGCCGACGGGCTGACGGATGGACTCGCGCTCGGGCTCGCGCTCGGCGAGACGCTGGCGCTGGGCGAAACGGACGGCGAGGCGCTGGGGCTGATGCTCGGGCTGGCCGAAGGCGAAACGCTTGGAGAGAGGCTCGCCGACGGGGACACCGACGGGGACACCGACGGGGACGCGCTCGGGCTGGCCGACTGACTCGCGGAAGGACTGGCGCTGGGACTGACCGAAGGCGAACCAGACGGGGAGATACTCGCGGATGGCGAGACGCTCGGCGATGCGCTCGGGCTCGCCGACGGCGACCTCGACGGGCTGAGCGAGGCGGACGGGGAGGCGCTCGGCGATGCGCTTCCGGGCGACGGGCTGGAGGATGGCGAGGCCGAGGGCGAAGCCGATGGGCTGACCGACGGCGAAGCCGAGGGCGATGCGCTGGGGCTGATCGACGCGGACGGGCTGACGCTCGGGGAACCAGACGGGCTGATCGACGCGCTCGCGCTGGGCGACGCGCTCGGTGAAACGCTGGCGCTGGGAGAGACCGACGGCGACACGCTCGGGCTGGCGCTCGGAGAGGCGGATGGCGAGATCGAGACCGACGGACTGACCGACGGGCTGACGCTGGGCGACGCGGAGGGGCTGACCGACGGTGAGAGCGACGGGCTGACCGAGGGCGATGCGCTGGGGCTCAGGGACGGCGAGGCGCTGGGAGAAGCCGAGGGCGACGCTGAGGGGCTGACCGAAGCCGAGGGGCTGACGCTCGGGCTGACAGACGGACTGACGGATGGCGAGAGACTGGGGCTGATCGACGCCGACGGCGATGCCGATGGCGACGCGCTGGGAGACAGGCTCGGACTGATGCTCGGGGAACCAGACGGCGACCGGCTCGGGCTCTCGCTGGGCGATGCACTTGGTGAGATTGACGCGCTTGGCGAGACTGAAGGACTTGCGCTGGGGGACAGGGACGGCGACGCCGAGGCCGAAACGGAGGGACTCGCGGAAGGCGACGCGCTTGGCGACGCCGAAGGACTGACCGACGCGGACGGAGAGACAGACGGGCTCGCGCTCGGACTCAGGCTCGGGCTGACCGAGGGCGACGCGGAGGGCGAGACCGACGCGCTGGGCGAGACGCTCGGGCTGACAGACGGGCTCGCCGAGGGTGAGACGCTCGGCGATGCGGATGGGCTGGGCGATGCGCTCGCGGATGGCGAGACGCTCGGTGAGTAGGACGCGCTCTCGGACGCGCTGGGCGACAGGCTCGGGGAGGCTGACGGGGACCAGCTTGGGCTGACCGAAGGCGAAACGGAGGCCGAAGCCGAAGGCGAACGGCTGGGGCTGTAGGATGCGCTCTCGCTGACCGATGGGCTGATTGACGGGCTGATGCTGGGCGACAGGCTCGGACTCGCCGATGGGCTGACCGAGGGCGACGCGGAGGGCGACCGACTCGGGCTGTAGGACGGGCTCTCGGAGACGCTGGGCGAGACGCTGGGCGAGACCGAGGGTGAGACAGATGGACTTGCGGAAGGCGACGCCGATGGGCTGACCGACGCGCTCGGGCTGACCGAGGGACTGACGCTCGGGGACGCGCTTGGCGACGCGGACGGGGACGCGGAAGGCGACCGGCTGGGCGAGTAGGACGGGCTCTCGCTGACCGAGGCCGACTCGCTGGGGCTGACGGACGGGCTCAGGCTCGGGGAAACGCTGGGCGACGCGCTCGGGGAACCAGAGGGCGAGACCGAGGGCGAGATGCTAGCCGAGGGCGAAGCCGAGGGACTGACACTGGGGCTTGCCGATGGCGACGCGGATGGGCTCGCGCTGGGGCTGACGCTCGCGCTCGGAGAAACAGACGGGCTTGCCGAAGGCGACCGGGACGCGCTGACCGAGGGACTGACCGACGGCGAGGCGCTCGGGGAACCAGACGGCGAGACGCTGGGCGAGATGGACGCCGAAGGACTGACCGAGGCCGACGCGCTGGGGCTGGCCGACGGTGAGGCGGAGGGCGAGATCGACGCGCTGGGCGACACCGACGGCGAGGCGGACGGGCTGGCGCTGGCCGAGACGCTGCCCGAAACGCTGGGGCTGACGCTCGGGCTCGCACTGGGGGACCGGCTGGGCGAGTAGGACGCCGACTCGCTGACGCTGGGCGAAACCGACGGGCTGGCGGACGGGCTTGCGGACGGGCTGACCGAAGGACTTGCGCTCGGCGACCGGGAGGGCGAGTAGGACGCGCTCTCGCTCGCGGACGGGGACGCGGACGGGCTCGCAGAAGGCGAGACACTGGGGCTCGCCGAGGGACTGATCGAGGCCGACTCGCTGACCGAGGGGGAGACGCTCGGGCTGACGCTCGGGGATGCGCTCGGCGACGCTGAGGGACTGATCGACGCCGAAGGCGACACGGACGGGCTCGCACTGGGCGAACCAGAGGGCGAGACGCTCGGGGAGCGCGACGGGCTGATGCTTGCCGACGGGCTGACCGAAGGGCTCGCGGAAGGGCTCTCGGACGGGGAGACGCTCGGGCTCGCCGAGGGAGACGCTGAGGGGCTGATACTCGCGCTGGGAGAGACGCTCGGCGAGACGCTCGGGCTTGCGCTGGGGCTGACCGACGGGCTGGCCGAGGGGCTGATGCTTGCACTCGGGGAGACGGACGGTGACGCCGACGGCGACCGCGACGGCGAGACAGACGGACTGACCGACGGCGACGCGCTGGGCGAACCAGAGGGACTGACACTCGGCGAGAGCGAGGCGGACGGCGAGACGCTCGGGCTGATGCTCGGACTGGCCGACGGTGACGCGGAGGGCGAGACCGACGCGCTGGGGGAGACGCTCGGCGACGCGCTGGGCGAAGCCGAAGGACTGATCGAGGCGCTGGGAGAGACACTCGGACTCGCGCTCGGCGACGCACTCGGACTCGCGGACGGTGAACCAGACGGGCTGATCGAGGCTGACGGGGACGCTGAGGGACTGACCGACGGGCTCGCGCTCGGGCTCGCACTGGGCGATCGGCTGGGCGAGTAGGACGCCGACTCGCTTGCGCTGGGGCTCGCACTCGGGCTCGCCGAGGGACTCGCGCTCGGCGAACCAGAAGGCGAGATCGACGCGCTTGGGGACACCGACGGGCTGGCGCTGGGACTCGCGCTCGGGCTCGCACTAGGCGACGCGCTCGGCGACTTCGACGGGCTGACCGAGGGCGAGATCGAGGCCGACGGCGAGACGCTCGGACTCGCGGACGGGCTGACGCTGGGCGATGCGGAGGGCGACTCCGAGGGGCTGATGCTGACGCTCGGGCTGACCGACGGGCTCGCGCTGGGGCTTGCGCTCGGAGACGCGGAGGGGCTGACGCTCGGAGACGCGCTCGGCGAACCAGAAGGCGAGACCGACGGCGAGATCGAGGCGCTGGGCGAGGCCGAGGGACTGATGCTGGGCGATGCGCTCGGGGAGGCACTCGGGCTGATCGACGCCGAAGGCGAGACACTCGGGCTCGCGGAAGGCGATCGGCTGGGCGAGACGGACGCCGAAGCCGACGGGGACACGCTGGGGCTCGCACTGGGCGAACCAGAGGGGCTGACCGAAGGGCTCGCGCTGGGCGACAGCGACGGACTGATGCTCGCCGAAGGACTGACGCTCGGCGATGCGCTCGGCGACGCGGAGGGCGAGATCGAGGCCGACGGCGAGACAGAGGGACTGGCGCTGGGCGAAGCACTCGGGCTGACGCTCGCGCTCGGGGACACGCTGGGGCTCGCACTGGGCGAACCAGAGGGCGAGACGCTCGGGGAGCGCGACGGGCTGATCGACGCGGACGGGCTGACCGAGGGGCTTGCGGACGGGGACCGGGACGGGCTGTACGAGGCCGACTCGCTCGCGCTGGGCGACGCCGACGGGCTCGCCGACGGGGAGGCGGACGGGCTCGCCGAGGGACTGATCGACGCGCTGGCGCTGACGCTCGGGGAAGCCGAGGGGCTGACGGACGGGCTCGCGCTCGGCGAGGCACTCGGCGACACCGACGCGGAAGGCGAAACGGACGGGCTGGCAGATGGCGAACCAGAGGGCGACACCGAAGGCGACACCGACGGGCTGGCGCTGGGGCTCGCACTGGGCGATGCGCTCGGGGAGATCGAAACGCTCGGACTGACCGAAGGGCTCGCGCTGGGGCTTGCCGACGGGCTAGCCGAGGGCGAGATCGAGGCTGAGGGGCTGACCGAGGGGGACGCTGAGGGGCTCGCGGAGGGCGAAACGCTGGGACTCGCGCTGGGGCTGACCGAGGGCGAGGCTGAGGGGCTGACGCTCGGCGAGGCAGACGGCGACCGGGAGGGCGAAATCGAGGCCGAGGGCGAGATGCTGGGGCTCGCCGATGGGCTGACAGAAGGACTTGCGCTCGGAGACGCGCTCGGAGAGACGCTCGCAGAGGGGCTGACGCTCGGCGAGAAGGACGCGGTGGCCGAAGGCGATGCGCTGGGGCTCCGGCTCGCGGAGACGCTTGGCGAGGCCGAGGGGGACGCTGACGGGCTGATCGAGACGCTCGGAGAGACGCTCGGGCTCGCTGACGGGCTCTCGGAGGGCGACCGGGACGGCGAAATCGACGCCGAGGGCGAAACCGACGGGCTCGCGCTGGGCGAAACCGACGGGCTGGCGGACGCGGAACCAGAAGGCGAGACGCTGGGACTCGCGCTTGGTGATGCGCTTGGTGAGATTGACGCACTTGGAGAGACTGACGGGCTGGCGCTCGGGGAGGCGCTCGGGCTGGCCGATGGTGAGGCCGAGGGGCTGATCGACGCGGACGGGGAGACCGACGGGCTCGCGGAGGCGGAACCAGAAGGACTGACCGAAGGCGACGCGGACCCGGAGGCCGACGGCGACGCGCTCGGGCTCGCGCTGGGGCTGACTGATGCCGAGGGCGAGACGCTGGGTGACGCCGACGGGCTTGCACTCGGCGAACCAGAGGGCGAGATCGACGCGCTCGGGCTGACCGAAGGGCTCGCGGAGGGCGACGCGCTCGGGGAGACGCTCGGGCTGGCGCTCGGCGACCGGCTGGCGCTGACACTCGGGCTTGCGGACGGCGATGCGCTCGGAGAAATCGAAACCGAGGGCGACACGGACGGGCTGACGCTGGGGGAGGCCGACCCGGAGGCGCTTGGGGAACCAGAGGGGCTGACCGAGGGCGACAGGCTCGCCGACGGGCTGGCGCTCGGAGAGACGCTGGGCGATGCGCTCGGCGACGCGCTCGGGCTCGCCGAAGGACTGGCCGAAGGCGAGATGCTGACCGACGGGCTGACGCTAGGCGATGCGCTCGGGGACGCGCTGGGCGATGCGGACGGCGACGCCGAAGGACTCGCTGACGGGCTGACCGATGCGCTGGGGCTGACCGAGGGTGACGCGCTCGGACTCGCGCTCGGGGATGCGGATGGGCTCTCGCTCGGGGACCGGGACGGGCTGTAGGACGCGGACTCGCTCGCGCTTGGAGAAACAGACGGACTTGCGCTGGGCGAGACCGAGGGCGAGACCGAGGGCGAGGCACTGGGCGAACCAGAAGGCGACGCGGACGGCGACCGGGACGGCGAGTAGGATGCCGACTCGCTGGCCGAAGGGCTGGCGCTGGGCGACGCGCACGGGCTGACGGATGGGCTCGCCGAGGGCGACGCACTCGGGGAGATCGACGCCGATGGCGAAACGCTCGGACTTGCGGACGGGCTGACACTCGGACTCGCCGACGGACTCGCCGATGGGCTGGCCGACGGGCTGATCGAGACTGAGGGCGATGCCGACGGGGACGCCGAAGGCGACGCGCTGGGCGATGCGCTCGGAGAGGTGCTGCCGGCACCAGTCCACCGCAGGACGACATCGTCAATGTCCTCCGGCGGCGCATCGGACGGGCTTGCGCTCGCGCTCTCGCTGACGCTCGGAGAAACAGACGGACTCGCGCTGGGCGACGCCGAGGGGCTGATCGACGCCGAGGGACTGACGCTCGGACTCGCCGAAGGACTCGCCGAGGGGCTGGACGAGGGCGAGGAGCTTGGGCTGACGCTCGGGCTTACCGAAGGACTGATTGACGCGCTCGGGCTGGCGCTGGGCGAGACGCTCGGGCTCACCGACGGCGACGCGCTGGGGCTGATCGACGCTGAGGGACTCGCGCTCGGGCTGATGCTCGCACTCGGGGAGACTGACGGACTACCAGAGGGGCTGACCGACGCCGACGGACTGATCGAGGGAGACGCGCTCGGGCTGACAGAGGGCGAGGCGCTCGGGCTGATCGAGGGCGAAACGCTCGGGCTCGCCGAAGGACTGACCGAAGGGCTACCCGAGGGGCTGATCGAGACGCTGGGCGAGACCGAGGGGGACGCGCTCGGGGACTCAGACGGGGAGATCGACGCGCTCGGACTGACGCTGGGCGAAACCGACGGTGACGCCGACGGCGACCGGGACGGGCTGTACGACGCAGACTCGCTGACGCTCGGGGACTCGCTCGGGGAGACCGACGGGCTGGCCGAAGGCGAGACGCTGGGCGAAGCCGAAGGGCTGATCGACGGCGACGCTGACGGCGACGCCGACGAGCTGATGCTCGCGCTCGGCGAGACGGACGGACTGACCGAAGGTGAGACGCTCGGGCTGATCGACGGGCTGATCGACGGCGAGGCGCTCGGCGAGACGGACGGGCTAGCCGAAGGCGAGGCGCTCGGGCTCGTCGATTCGACAGCGAATGTCCACGGGGCCACGACCTCGGCGTCGGTCGTGTTGACTCCGATGGTCGCCTCTTGGGCGTTTTTGGAGTCCGCGTTGCGAACGTCGAAGACGAGGCGAAGGCGGTCCCCGGCGGCCCACGTCCCGAGGTTGACACTCGACAGGTTGAACGTCTTGATGCCGGACGTGAGCTGCTGCTCTGATGTCGAGGAGCTGGTGGACTGGGTGACGCCGAGGGAGTTCACCCGCTCCAGATAGAGCGCGGCGTACAGGAGACTATTGGCGACCGTGACGTTGAGTTCGACCGAGTAGTCGCCCGTCGTTCCGTCTACTCCGGGGACGCCGACGGGCGCATCGAAGTGGCCGTCCTCCGTCTTTCCCTTCTTGACAGAGAAGACGACGGTGCCCGCTCCGGCGGTGGACTCGCGGAGGAGCCACTGGCCGATGGCCCCCGGCAAGTCGGACGCTTGATCGCCGAGATAGTAGGTGGTGGGCACTAGAGCCCCGCCCCCTTGATCTCACGCCACACGCGGAAGTCGATCCACTTGCCACGCTTCGGGTTCGCCACGTCGCACTCTCGCCATACCCCGCGCTTGAGGGACGACGCTCGTCCCTGCAAGATGGTCAGCCCGTCGAAGCCGTACCAGTCAGACCCGTAGGCCACCTGACCGAGAGGGCGACCGTGCCCGTCGAAGCCGTACAGCGCCGTCACGATCTGCACGCCTTCGTCGGGCGCAGCGAGCCACTCCGGCAAACTGGTGCCGTCCACCACGCTCCCGTCTCCGTAGTAGATGCGCCACTTCACCATTTGCTATTCACCGGCCTCCTTCGTACAGAACCCGCCACTTCATGACTTTCTCCCTGCTTGCTTAGACGGCCGACCCCTTGAAGCGGATCTGAACGTAGCGCCACGACTGCGACGACACCAGCGGGTAGGCTTCCCACGCCGGAGCCCCAGCGAACCGCGTGAACGTCGTCACGCTGCCACGGATCTCCACGGTCGGCGTGTCTCCGGCCCCGTACGAGTTCTGCTCTACCGTGAAGAACCGCTCCGACGCATCACCAAGGTCCACGACATCAGCCCACACGATCGCGGACGAGATGACCCGGAGCTTGCCCCAATCGCCGTCGCCGATCACCGTCGGCGCGGTGTCCCCGGTCCCCCGCCAGTATTGCCACGACTTCCCCTCCTCGGGAGTCGGCGTCTCCTCGCCCCACACGAAGCCGTCAGGCGGCGCGATGGACGGGGACGGGGACGGGCTTGCGCTCGCGGACTCGCTGACTGATGGGCTGACGCTCGGAGACGCGGAGGGCGAGGCGCTGGGACTGACCGACGCCGAAGGGCTCGCGCTTGGAGATGCGCTCGGGCTGACCGAGGGCGATGCGCTGGGCGACGCCGAGGGCGAGGCACTCGGGCTGATCGACGCGGAGGGACTTGCGCTGGGGCTGACCGAGGGTGATGCGCTGGGCGACGCAGACGGCGAGGCGCTCGGGCTGATCGACGCGGAGGGACTTGCGCTCGGGCTGGCCGAGGGTGATGCCGAAGGGCTGACGCTGGGCGAGACGGACGGGCTGTAGGACGCGCTCTCGCTGACCGAGGGCGAGGCGCTCGGGCTAACAGATGGACTGGCGCTGGGAGACGCAGACGGCGAGACCGAGGCCGAAGGGGAAACGCTCGGACTGCCGCTCGGGCTGACGGACGGGGAGACGGATGGGCTCGCGGACGGGCTGACCGAAGCTGACGGTGAAACGCTGGGCGAAACCGAGGGGCTGGCAGACGGGCTGGCAGACGGGCTGGCAGACGGGCTGATCGACGCGGAGGGCGAGACGCTCGGGCTCGCGCTAGGGCTGACGCTGGGGCTCGCGCTGGGCGAACCAGACGGGCTGATGCTCGCGCTGGGGCTCGCGCTGGGCGATGCGGAAGGGCTGGCCGACGGCGAAATCGAGGCGCTCGGGCTCGCGGAGGGGGATGCGGACGGGCTGATCGAGGCCGACGGACTGATGCTCGGGGATGCGGACGGGCTCGCGCTGGGGCTGGCCGATGGGGAGGCGCTGGGAGACGCGCTGGGGCTTGCGGACGGACTCGCGGAGGGCGAAATCGACGCGGAAGGCGAGACGGAGGGCGACGCGCTGGGCGACGCGCTGGGCGACGCGCTAGGCGACGCCGACGGGCTGATGCTCGCGGAAGGCGAGACGCTCGGAGAACCGGACGGCGATGCGCTCGGGCTGATCGAGACCGACGGGGACGCGCTCGGGGAAACGGACGGCGAACCAGATGGGGAAATGCTGGGCGAGGCACTCGGGGAGATGCTCGCGGAAGGGCTGGCCGAGGGCGATGCGCTGGGGCTCGCCGATGGCGAAACGCTCGGGCTGGCCGACGGGCTCGCGCTACCGGCGCTTGGGCTCGATGACGGACTCGCGGACGGACTCGCGGACGGTGAACCAGAAGGCGAGATCGACGCGCTGGGGGACACCGACGGGCTGGCGCTGGGACTCGCGCTGGCGCTCGCGGAGGGCGAAGCCGACGGGCTGATCGAAGCAGACGGGCTGGCGCTGGGCGACGCCGACGGGGAACCAGAGGGCGAGACACTCGGAGATGCCGAGGGGCTGATGCTGGCGCTCTCGCTGACACTGGGCGACGCGCTGGGAGACGCGCTCGGTGAACCAGAAGGGCTCGCGGAGGGCGAGATCGAGGCCGAAGGGGAGACGCTGGGACTCGCCGACGGCGAGACACTCGGGGAGGCGCTCGGACTCGCGCTCCCGGCAGCGACCCCGTAGACGACCCCGGTCATCGCCGCGGGGCTGTCGTTCGGGTAGTACCATTCGGGGTTGTCGGTCAGGCCGTCCGAGTCGCAGATCCGGTAGATCGAGGACCCGGACGCCCCCGTCCCTCCGGTCGCCTCGCGCTCGGCCGTTACCGTCCAAGCACCATCCTCGGTGATCGTCCCCGTGGACATCGCGGTGGCGAACATCCCGACCAGCAGGCCCTCGCCCGCCGCCGTGATGTCGCCCGCACCGACGGTCTGGGGCGTGCTCGCAGCCGCGATTGTGGCGCTGCTCGTATCCTCGACGCGGGAGGCCGACGTATCCGTGCCGCTGAACTCGTGGAACGTGACGAACCAGCCGAGGGTCAGCGCGGTGCCGGGATCGGCCACCGCGAGCGTCAAAGACCCGGACCCGGTGACGGGAACCGAGAACACCACCGACTGCGTCGCGGTGCCGCCGACGATCTTGATCTGCTCGTCTACGAGGACGGTGCCGATGGTCGCGGTGCCGGCCGTCTTCGTCAGGTCGCCGGCCACGAAGTCGTCGGGGGTACCAAGGAAGCTCGAACAGGAGACGGTGACGACGATCAGGTTCCCGACCGTGACGTCGGACGGTGCCGAGATCGTGGGGTTGCTGGCGGGCGCGACGCTGGTGTTCTGGCCCGACACCGCCTCGATGGTGGTGGTCGGGCTGGGACTGGCCGAAGGCGACGACGACGGCGAAACGCTCTCGCTGACCGATGGGCTGACGCTCGGCGATGCGCTCGGACTGGCGCTGGGAGACGCAGAGGGCGAGACCGAAGGCGAAACGGACGGCGAGACCGACGGCGATGCGCTGGGCGAACGGCTGGGAGAGTAGGATGCGGACTCGCTCGCGGACGGGCTGACCGACGGGCTCGCCGACGGGCTCAGGCTCGGGGAAACACTGGGCGACGCACTCGGCGAACCAGAAGGACTGACCGACGGCGAGATCGACGCCGACGGACTCGCGGAAGGCGACACGCTCGGGGAGGCGGACGGGCTGGCCGATGGGGACCGGCTGGGCGAGTACGATGCGCTCTCGCTGACAGAGGGCGAAACCGAGGGACTGACCGACGGCGAGACCGACGGCGAGGCGGACGGCGATGCGCTGGGAGACAGTGACGCCGATGCGCTGCCCGCCGACGCAATAGCGTATACCGCCACCGTGGCCGCTGCGCCATAGGTTCCGTCCCATGACCACGCCGCCTCGTCAGTCGTTGCTCCGGTGACAATCCGGTCGATACCGGACCCGGACATCCCGGTTTCCCAGTTTGCCTCCTCTCCGATGAGGGTGAAGTTGCTATCTTCAGTGATGGAGGAGACGTTGCCGCAAGAGAGCATCCCAACGAAGAGCCCTGCGCCAGCACTGGAAGCGTCCCCAGACCCCGCGCTGCCCGAAAAGTCCTCGGCGCTGCTGGAGTCCTCGACGCGACTCGCCGATACGTCTACACCGCTATACTCATTGAAGACAGCGAACCAAAACGGCACGCTGTTGTTCCCCGGCTCGCTGACACGCATCGTGAGCGAGCCGCTGCCGGTTATCGGGACCGAGAAGATGGCAGCGGTTGTCCAGTGTTGAGAGAAGTAATTCGTTTGGCGCTGCACATCGACCGAAACGGTGCCAACAGTCGCGGTGCCGGACTGCTTGACGCAGTCGCCGGCCACGAAGGCGTCGGCGTCGGATTCGGAATAGAACGACACCCCCACAACGACGAGGTCCCCAGACGTGACGCTGGCGGGCGCAGCTATATCGACGTAAGTCTGCTCCGAGCCCGTCTCTGCGGTGTTTGTCTGACCTGATACGCGAGCAATCGCCGGACTGGCGCTCGGGCTTGCCGACGGGGACGCGCTGGGGCTAATGCTCGCGCTCTCGCTGACCGACGGGCTGATCGAGGGCGATGCGGACGGCGACGCCGAAGGCGAGATCGACGCGCTCGGACTGACCGACGGCGAGACCGACGGCGAGGCGGACGGCGAGGCGCTGGAGCTGATCGACGCCGAGGGCGAGACGCTCGGACTTGCGGACGGACTGACCGATCCAACGTAGGTCCACGCGAGGAGGATGTCGTCCGTGAAGGTCGGGGCGGAAGACGGCGAGGGGGAGCCGCTCGGACTGACGGACGGGCTTGGCGAGGGACTGACGCTCGGGCTCGCCGAAGGACTGGCCGAAGGCGAGATCGAGACGCTCGGGCTGACGCTCGGGCTGACGCTCGGAGACGCCGACGGGCTAGCGGAGCCTGCTCCGCCCGCCTCTTTCGGTTGCACAATGATCGGCTCCGCGCCCCACGATACGGGCGGGCCGTCAGCCTGCGCTGGGTCCGTTGTCCTCTTGGCGAAGTGTCGTCCGTTGCCGCTGTGGTCTCGGTAGCGTTCTGTGGCCGTGCCGCCCGTAAGCGGATGCCATGACCATAGGCCTGCGAACCGCCGGGGCGCAGCGGAGAACATCTCCTGCCGCATCTCGGCTTCCGTCAACGCAACGTCCTTCCATACCTTTAGGTGGGCAACGGTTCCGTCGAAGTCGTAGTCGTCCTGAAAGTCCGATCCAAGAAACAACTCGTCTGCGAGGGGGGCTAGCGAGTTCCAGTCGCCGTGCTCTACCGCTTCCCAAGTGCCATCTACCTCGCCTCGGTACGTGCACCATTTGTTCGCCGAGTTAGACTTCGTGGCCCCGAAGAAATACCAAGTGTCCGCAGTGGTCGCGGAGGTCGTATAGTATGGGTCGCCGGCCTGACCTGCGCCGAACGGATCGCCCGCTTCATTGCCAACCCACAGCCCTTGCGTCTTCCAACCTGCGTCAGAGCTATGGAATTGGACAATCGCGGCCTCTTGGGCTGTCGGCAGCGTTGCGACATTCACCCATATGGCATACGAAACCGCGAGGAGCGTGCCCGGACCAGTGCCATCGTAGACTAGGCCCGTCTCTTGGCTTGTGATTCGGACGGCCATCTACCCGCACACCTCCACAGCCAGCAACAGCGCGTTGCCCGTGGCCGAGTCGAGCATTGCGTGTCGCGTGACGCGGATGCGAACCTGATCGCCCGCCGTCATCGAGTCGTCGTTGTTCAGCGCAATGCGGACCTTGCCGAGGTACCCCGCCGTTCCCTTAACGGTCGTCAACGCTGCAAGATTCTGTGTATCAAAGCCCTCAACCGCATCGAGATCCGTCGCGTCGGCGTCGGTAATTGCTTCAACCGCCGCCGAGAACTGCACCGTGCCACTCGTCGCGGACGCCATGATGTAGTAGAGAACGATGGAGTCGGGAATGGTTGGCTCGGTTGCGATGAAGCTCCAGTCGTATGAGGAATCAAGCGTGGCCCCAAACGCAACAGCGGGGCGCTGATTGACCGACGTTAGTCCCAAGCGAGTAGCCGCCACGAAGTGTCTTCATCGTAGATTCCAGCGAGAGATTGGGCCGCTCCCGTTCTGGTTGTTCCCGTTGCCCATCCGCACATAGAAAACGACTCTTCGTCTGGCACGTTGGCCGTACGGTCAAGGTGCTCATTGGTGCCCAAGCGAATCGCCATCAGGCTTCCCGGAGTTCCACACACAGCAGCGCGAGATCGTTCGCCACGCTGTCCGCGCTGATGTCGCGGTTCACGGCAATGCGCACGAGGTCGCCCGGAGCGATGCTGTCGTCGTTGGTCAGGGCCACGGTGATCTCGTCCTTATAGCCGTTCGTCCCCGGCACGGTGCCGGTGCCCGCCGTGTTGTTGGTGTCCCAGCCGGTGGCCGAGTCCAGATCGAGCGCGTCCGCGTCGGTGACCGCTTCCACCGCTGCCTGCCATGCTGCGGTGCCGCTGGTCGCGTTCGCGCAGATGTAGTGGACGATGGCGGTCAACGCACCGGACAAGCCCTGCGGTCCAACCACAGTCCAATGCGCTGTCTCATCCGTAGCGGCGTCAAACAAGAGAACGGGCCTCCCATTGATCATTGACAATGCAGGATAGTTGGTCGAGGGGAAGTGCGCCGACTCCGGCGTCAGAATGAATCGTGTAGTTGCCATCTCAGTCCACCTCTCCGAACACGACGCGCAGGAGCGCCACGTTCACTCGCAGCAGGGCCACCGCGCAGAAGACCAGCGTCTTCAGCCCCGCGCCCGACTGGGCCTTGAACGGCTCGGGCAGCGCCGCGACATATGACGCCTGATTGGTTTCGATCCAGTCGTCAGCCGCGTCGATGGCGTCTCTCAGGTCCGCCTTCGCGAACCCGTCGCACGGATAGTCCGCGCTCCGCGACGACAGCCAGCGCATCAGCCCCCGGTGTATCCGTGCCCGACTCGTCTCGTCAAGAACTGCCATCTCGCGCCTCCATCAAGAAAACGGCGTCTACTGCTTTCGTTCGCGTGGGACTCAGAGTCTTACTCCACGCCGGTCATGAGGAGCTGGACGTAGCGCCACGACCGGGTGATCGGCGCCGCGTACTCCTCGTACGTCGGCGTGATCGGATTGTCCGGGTCGAACGATGTCGCCGACCCCCTGATCCAGACCTCCACAGAACCAGAACCGGTGCCGTACTTGTCGCGCGTCACGGCGAAGCTCTTGGGCGACGTGTCGCCCGTGTCCTCGACGAGACCGTAGATGCTGTCCGGGTAGGTCACGGTGACGCGACCCCATTCGTCCGTCTCCAGCTCCGCGTACGCACCACCCGGCTTCCGCCAGTACGTCCACGGCTTCGACTCTTCCCCCGCGTCCGGCGTCTCTTCGCCCCAGCAGATCGCGTCGAGCGGGGCAACAGAGGGCGACGGGGACGCCGACGGCGACGCCGACGGCGAGGCGCTGGAGCTGATCGACGCCGAGGGCGAGACCGAAGGCGAAATGGACGAGCTGGGCGATGAGGAGGGCGAGACGCTGGGCGATGCCGACGCTGCGGCCTCCTTCAGCGTGTCGAGATTGATTCCCCAGAGGCCGACCGTGCCGGGCTGCGTCGTGTCCGCCCCGCCACCCTCCGTGCCGCTGATCTCTTGCACAGAGACACCAACGTCGTCCCCGCTCGACAGGGCGATCAGTCCGCCCGGTTGCGCCCCCCACCCGAAGCAGTCCTGACTCGAATCCTCGGTGTTGCCTCTGGAAAAGTTGACATCCCGCGTCGCCGCGTCCTCGGTCCCGTTGACCGTGATGTGCGCCCGGGCTGTCCACCGCTCCGTCGCCGTGATGGTCTCGCGTGCCGTGAAAGCGTTGGCGCCGACGAGGGCGTCCATCGCGACTTCGGCGTTCATCGCCGTGTCGCTGGCCCGCGTCCACGACGCCGAGTCATTGTGCTCGATGTCCCCAGTGCGGCAGACGTTCAGGTCCACCGGCCCGGTGACGGCGCAGTCCTGTTCGCCAGTCCCGTCTTCCGTGTAGAAGACATCGGTGATAAGCGGAAGCGTGATGATGAGCAGGTCGTTCTTCGCGACCGACGGGGTCGCCCCGTCCACGTCTCCACCGCCGTCGCCCGCCGCTACGCCGGGGCCACGAAAACACTCCAGCTTGATGTCGTCGCCCGCAGACGGCGAGTCCCGGTTGTGGGTGACGCCCCAGACCATCGCGCCGTTGAGGTCGTTCGCCGCGTCCCGGGCGTAGAAATAGGACCGCTTGGACAGGTCCGACGTGGCGGGGTAGCCGTGCGAGAGCTGGACGACCCGCTGCGTCCGGTCGCCTGCGGAGAACCCGTCGCCCCATACCGACCCGATGACGAGGTAGCGGGAGAGGCCGTTGCTGAAGTAGGCGACGTTCCCGACGCGCCCGCCGGCGGACGGGGCGAGGACCGTCGTCCCGATGTCAACCGTTGTCGGTGTCGTCCCGCCGAGTAGCGCGGGAGTTGTTCCCGTATAGATGGCGATGTCGTCGTAATAGAACGGGATGACCTCGATGTAGCTCTGGACCGTCCCGTCCGTTGCGTTCGGGGCGTCCGAGTCGCGAATCCACTCGAACTGGAGCGTCGCGCTCGCGCTTGGCGACGCGATGAACCCGACGACGTTGAGCCCGGACCGGTCCTCGCTCGTGTCTCGACTGTAGCCAGAGACGTGCGGCGAGAACATCGACCCGGTGCCGCTGGCCTTGACGATCCGGCCGCTGATGTTCACGCTGCCGTTGGACGTGTCCTCGAATTCGAGCGAGGCGCGCACCATGTAGCCGTCCGCGAGACCGCTCGATGGGAGGGTCAGGGTCGAGGTGCTGCTCGTCCATGTGTACGTCGAGCCGTCGTTCCGGGACTGGGTCGGGAATAGGCCGTTGGGCGCAGCCCAAGACGTACTGGGCTGCATCGTCCCGATCACGTCGCCGTACCATTTCCCGATCAGGGCCATCGGCTATCCGCTCTCTCCTTCAAGATCCGCGAGGAACTCCGCGAACCGTCCCTTCGTCACGCCCCAGCCCGGGACCTCGTTCGCTTCGGTCCATCCCAGACAGGTGTTCTTGTCGCGGAATTGCGACTGCTTCCAGCGGTTGCGCGTGAGGTTCGCTCCGTGCCGGATGTCCACGTTCGGGTAGTGCGACATCCACTTCTCGGCGGAGAAGTCGTCAACACCACGAGGGGTCCGGTGGCATCCCGGCTCGTAGCCCATCGAGCGCGGGTAGCCTTCGGCCTCGACCCGCGCGACCCGCTTCCGGTAGTGCTCGACCAGCAGCTCGCGGTAGGCGCACAGCCCGGAGGTCTGCTTCGTGTAGTAGAAGAGGGCGTGCCCGCTGACAGCATCGACCTTCCACGTATTCTCGTTGTAGTAGTACACGTCACGGCGCGGCGGCACGAACTCGAAGTGGGAAGGGTGGTACGCCACGTCGTGCTCGCACATGAAGACCACGTCGGCGGTGCTCGCCTCCAGACCCGCGAGGATCTGCTTGAACATGGTCAGGACGCCGCTCTCCAAGTCGAGCACCAGCGCCTTGTCGAACCGGTCCGCGTCGGGGAGCGGTTGGAGCGTCACCGCGATGGCTTCGTGCCCGTTGCGGGCGCGGTGGAGCTGCCTCTTCACCGCGCCGAGGATCGCCGGGTCTCCGACGCAGTTGGAGTAGTAGAGCATCCCCTTCGACGGCGAGCCCGTAGCCGCAGAGATGGCTACGGGCTCGCTTGCACGAAGTTCGGGGCCGCTGTTCCCGGCTCCACTAGCATCACCCCCCTTCACGTCGAGGTCCCCCCCGCCTTCGCCAGCGGAGGGGACCTCGGTCACGATCACGTCGTCAATCGGTTTGCTCCCATTCGCCTCCTTCCCCCATCCGGGCACAGGGCCGAAGTGGTCGAGCAGCCACGAAAACTCGCGCACTTGGCCGTCCCACTTGTTGCCGAGCCAGAGAGCTTGACTGTGCTTCCGGGCTCGGCGAACGTCCTTTCCGCTCAGCGGGTAGGGGAAGCCGAAGTCGCCGCCCTGCGTTCGGAACATATGCGCGTACCACGTCCGCTTGTTCGTCACCATCCGCCCGCCGCTGAGCCAGCTCTTGCAGCCGACCTCGGTGCCCATCTGGCCCCACGAGCCGTGATCCTCGTCCATCCCGCCGAGCTGCCAGTAGCGTTCCCGCTCCATGAAGAAGCACGCGCCGAGGCACGACAGCGTCTCCGCGATCTCCTTCTTGCCCTCGGGCGTCTTCTCGAACTCGGCCCAATACTGGAAGTGAAGCTCCGCGTCGAACCGCCACGCGGTCGTGAGCCGGTTCCGGCGACGCTTCCAGACGATGTCCTTCTTCACCGCTCCGCCGCACTTCCCGCACTCGGCCGGAGTCGGACCCTGATACTTGTCCCAGTCGCACGCCGGGTCCTCGCAGATCCAGTTGAAGGCGTGGAGGTTGTACTGCTTCGGGACCTGCGTCACGGACGAGCCCAGCCGCAACGCCGTAGAGATCAGCTCTGCGTCGAAGCCTTTCGCCACCATGCAGTGTGCGTCCAGCTTCATCACGTATTTCGCGTTGCTCAGGCGGGCAGCCTCGTTTGTCGCTGCGCGCTGGCCGTGGCTCTCCGAGTGGTGGATCACCGTGAGCCTCGGATGGTCCGGCAACGGCTCGGTGGGCCACGCGCCGTCGAGCACGACGATGATCTCCGTGTCCGCTCGGATGTGAGCCAGCACGTCCGTGACGGTATTGTTCAGGAACTGCTCGTTGCGGGCCGGGATGAGCACTGACAGGTCGGGCATTCGCTCCTCACTACCTCAACAGGTTGATGATCCATTGCGTGAGCCACGAGCGCCCCCTCTTCGGACGCTCCTGCGCGTTCTTCTTCTCCTCGACGTTGCTGCACTTCTGGCAGAATGGCCCTTGGTCGTGTACGAAGATGCGGGGACCAGCTACCGGCACGCCGCAGCGCACGCAGTTGCTCATGTCCGGCGGCTCGGTCGTCTCGGGCCGCGTCGGCGGCATCGTCTCGTTCGGTCCGGTCATGTGGTGGCTCCCTCCCAAGTCTGGACGGCGTCCCAAAACCCCTTCGCGATCGGCTCCCACGCGAACCGCTCTCTCGCCTCGGCGTACTCCTCGGCCGTGACAGGGCGAGGCCCCTCAGCGAACAGCTCGCGGAGCCACTGCACCATCAGGTCCGTCGTGTCCTCGGGGATGTACTCGGCGAGGTCGCCGAACCAGTCGCGGTGGTGCTTCCGGTCGAAGAGGATCGGGCGCGCGCCGCACATCAGGCCCTCGGCGGCGCACATCTCGAACCCCTCCACGGTACGGAGCCCGGTGACCCACTGGGCTTGGTTGTAGAGCGCAACCAGCTCCTCGTCGGTGACGTTCGTTCGCCACTCGACACGGTTCGCCCGGGCGGGGCCTTCAAGGCGGAACGGCCCGAGGTGGATCATGCGGCCGTTCTCGCGGCGCACGGCCCGATGGATCTGCGTCAGGCTGTCCCGCTCCGGGTTGTCGCCCTCGGCGAACGCGAGATAGTGGCGGACCCCGCTCGGCGCGCTCGGGGCGAACGCCGGGTCCACGCCGAGAGGCGAGCGGTAGAAGGTCACCCCGTCGGGGTCGTGACCGTCCTCGCGCACCATGCTTTCGAGATCGTAGTAGCTCCACACGAACGCGGCGCCGCGCCAGAGGTCGAGCCAGTCTGCGGTGTCGGGGTGCTGCGTGCCGCGAATGACCAGCTGGAGCACGGCGTAGGGGATGCCCGCGTCGTTCAGCCGCCTCACGCGATTCATCACCTGTGTCCAGCGTCCACCGACATGAAGAAGGACGAGGTCGGACCGGCGCTCGGCCTCGGTCACCTCGAACTGGTAGCCCACCGTGCCAGCCGGAACGATCTCGACGTTCGGCGGCGCGTTCTGCGGCGCGTTCTGCGCCAGCGCACGCTCGATGCGGCGCGACGAGTGGCACGGGTGGCACGACTCAAGCAGGATTCGCATTGGCCTTCTTCCATGCGCGGTTCTGCGTGTGAACGAAATACGGGTTCGAGTAGATGTTCCCTTCGACCGCAGCCACGCGGAGCCGGTGCTTCCATAGGAGGTGGGGCAACGAGAGCTGACAGTTCAGGTGGTAGCGGGTCTGGTGGACCCACCATTCCGTGAGCATCTGCCGCATCACTGGAGTGTCCCGGTAGGCGAAGACGCCGGTGGCGTAGAGCTTGTCGTCCGTGTAGCCGGCGGGGATCGCCTCCAGCGCCGCATCGAGATCCTCGTTTTCGTAGCGGCTGCGGAGGTAGCGGTCGTCGCCATGCTCGCGGAGGTACGTCGCCTCCGCCGCGATCGTGCTTCGGATCGGGTGCGAGAACGCGGCGAAGTCGTCCAGCCGGTAGAGCAGCCACGCGAGCGCGTCGGGTCGCACGATCGTGAAGCTGGCGTCTACGTAGACGTAGACGTCGTGGTCGGGGGCCATCTCCCACGCGAAGCACTTGGGAATGCGCGCCTGCATTCGCGGCCTCAACGTACAGACGCGGGGAGGGAAGGTGCGGTCGTCCCAGCGATGGAAGCTCACCTCTGCGCCGTACAGCTCTTGTACGGCCCACGGATGCGTCTCGTGGAAGTCCGAGCACATCACAGAGACGACAGCGACTCTCACCACTCGTCCTCGACCAAGAACCGCCCGCATCGACTGTTCCCGCACATCGCGCCCAGAATCGACTTGAGGTCGTAGGCATCGACCCGGAAGCACATGAGGGTGCCGCACAGGGGGCACGCGTCGGAGCGAGTCACGGTGCCGCTCGTCGCGAGTCGGACGTAGTCGTTCGTGGCGTTCGTCGTCATGGCTTGCCTCCGTACTGGGAGCGATACCAGTCCACGGTGTCCTCAAGGTCCGAGAGTCGGAACTCGGGGCACCAGCCGAGGAACTGCCACCCGTCGCCTCGGGCGATCAGCTTGGTCGGGCGCTCGCCGCGACGCATCGGGCGGAAGTCGAACAGGGGCTCGACTCCCACGATCTCCGCGATCATCCGGGCCACGTCCAGCACGGAGAACGCAACACCGGTCCCGCCGTCGAACACCGTGTCGTCTCCGTACTCGATCGCGTCCACCAGCATCCGAGCGAGGTCGCTGTGGTGGATCAGGTCCACCGTCTGGTGCCCGTTGCCCCAGATCGGGACAGGCTCGCCCCGGAGCAGCGCGACCGCGAAGGTCGGGACGATCTTCTGCGGGTGCCCGGCGCCATGCTTCTGCCCCGGCCCGAACGCGTTGAAGGCACGGACGTGCGACACGGGGATTTCGTAGGCTTGATGGTAGGCGGAGGCCAGCCGTGTCGCGGCCATCTTCGTCGCCGTGTAGACGGACGGGAAGACCTGCGGCATCGTGATCCCGACGTACCGAGTCCGGGACTCGCGGCAGGCGTCCAGCACGTTCACGGTGCCCTTGATGTTCGTGTCGATCGCGAGGTCTACCGTGTCGAACAGCTCGTGCGTTCCGAGCACACCAGCCATGTGGATGACGGCGTAGGCTTCGGACGCGTAGTCCATCACCTGCTTGCGGTTGCGGATGTCGAACTCGGGGCGGTCGAACCGGTCCGCCGTGAATCCGCGCTCCGTCAGCGCCGCGCACACCTCGGCGCCGAGGAACCCGTTGCCGCCCGTGACCACGACCCTGTTCATCGCGGCCCCCACGTCTGCCCCACGTACTCGCATCGAATCCCGCCGCAGAGCGGGCAGCTGTCGCCGTCCCAGCACCGGAGAGGCTTGGTCTGGTCGTCGCTGAACTGGCCGCAGTCCGCGCACCAGTAGGTCGCGACCTTCGGGTCGGGCGGGTAGCTGTTCGGCCGGAAGTGCCGAATCGGGTTGAAGATCAGGCCGGTCTCTGCGCTCAGCAGCCGAGCCGTCTCGTCCGGCCCATTCGCGGCGTCAGGGTTCCTCATGGCTTCACCCACATCCATGTGCGGCAGAAATCGTCGTGGCGACGTCGCCCGACGACGAACCACGGGCTGATGCTGTACGCGCCGGTCCACGCGTGCGTCGCCTCAACGATGTGGACGTGGGGCCAGCGCGCCCGCTTCACGTAGTCGTGCCCTGAGACGATCCCGCCAGAGCGCACCTTGGGGCTCCAGTAGTGGATGTCCTCCAGCGCGTGCAGCAGCGTGTGGTTCGCGTCGATGTAGACGAAGTCGAG